TAGGACTTAGTCAAGACTCAGGTGAAAATACCGAACTTAATGTCGGTGGCTCACTTGCAGGTATTACATTTAATGTGACTGATGTTACAAATTCTGAAAGAGAAACCACAGCTACTTATGAAGTTGCTGGTTTAAAAGCTACAGTTGTGCATAACAAAGTTACAGCAGGTAATAATATTGATACAACAATCGCGACTACACTTGCAGGGTTAACCCTAAGTGCTAATCACGATTCAAATGCAGATGGCACCTCGGAAAATGGTGGCTCAGTATCTAAAGCTTTAGAAGGTTTAGGTACAGTTAAAGCTGAAATGTCTAAGACAGGTGCTGGTGTTACAACTAAAGAATTTAGTTTGACACGTGGTATCTGGACTGGAAGCTGGGAAAAAGTAGGAACCGCTGATGGCGTTACTTCTTTGAAGGCTAGTTTAGCATTTTAAAGGAACTTAATTATTAAGTGACTTCAGGGGATTTGCATTTATGTAAGTCCCCTTTTTATTTTATGAATACTATTTACATTCATACCAAACTATGATATAATAGTATTAATCAAAGGAAATATTATGGACGCAATAATGAATCACAGAAAATTGATGGGTGAATACTACAAAGATGATGGTAGTGTTGCTAAGGTATATCAAGTTATAAATGGAATGGATGGAGAACATTCGTTTTTTTCAATAACATATAAGGACGCCTCCGGTACTAGATTAACAACTGAAGATTTTAAATATAAATCTTTAAGATACGTCGAGGACGCAGCAGAAAACTGGACACTAGGAATTAAACAATTATTAACGGAGTAAAAAATGGCAGATTTCGATTTTGGCTTTACGCTAGTAGATGAAGATGAATTAGATAGTGCTCAACAAGTAGCAACATCTTCAGCATCTGCAAAATCAGCGCAAACAAAGCTAGACAATTTATATAATGCTATTACACCTTTACTCAATAACCTTAAGGCAAATCCTGAAAAAGAATATATCAAATGGCCTAATAGAGTTGACAAGGTAGAAGCATTTGAAGGTCAAATATTAAAAATTTATAAAGGTTAACTTAAGGAATATATTATGGTTAAACGTAAGATGAGTGAAGAGCAAAAGAAAGTAGTGGCCGCTAATCTAGCTAAAGCAAGAGCAGCTAAAAAACCAGCAGCATATAAAAGTATTGCACCTAGTGTTCAAGCATTAGATGATGACCACGGGTTGTCTATGGTAAATGTAAAACAATATATTAAAGCCACTAAAGAGAAAATTAGTATATTAAAAAAGGCAGTGCATAATAATGAAAAGGGTGCATTAGCTAAGATGACCGCTTCTCAAGCATACCTAAGAGGTTTGCATTCATATTTGAGAGATGGTATGTTCCCATATAATTTCTATGGGGAAGATGAAGAGCTTCCAATCTATCACCAAACAATTGCTCCGGCATATGATGATGAGGGATTTAGAAAATGAGTGATGACCTTAATAAAAAATCGTTTTCACGGTTAGTAGAAACATATGTTAGAACACATAAAGGTTGTCCATATATTGATGCCATTATAGATGTATGTGAAGATAATGAAATTGATTTAAGAGATAGCAAAAAGCTTATCTCAAAAGAGATTATACAACATGTAGAGTTTGAGGCTAAGGAACTTAACTTACTACAAGGTGGTAATCCAACTTATGTATTACCAATATGATGGATGGATATTCAGCATTCAAATTACATCACGCTATTAACCTCCATTTCAATGGAACTTATGATTGTTTTAAGTATAATTTCAAAACAAATATAACTGAAAAAACATATTGGAAAAGACCAGACAAATTTCAGTTAACTAAGATAGGAAAAAGATTTAAAAGTAAAGATGATATAATACTATACTTTGCAGCTCATCAAGTAGCTGGTAATAAATTTAGTGGTGATATGATTAGGGACGAAAATACATACACCCAGTTTTTAAAACGTATAGATAGTATATCTTATTTATTTAAAAATGAATTAGAAGGAATTTCAGATAATGGATTTGATACCCTTTTGGAAATAGAAGAAACATATCCAAAAATTATCCACTATTATCTGGAAGATATGGTTTCCCTGGAGACCGTATGCATAGTAAATAGGCTTACAGGTTTTATTGAGAAAGCCAACTTAAAAATAAGTGAGACCATCTTATGGCCTGACTTATATAAAAAAATATCTAAATACCAATCATTTCTAAAGGTTGATGATAGTAAAATGAGAAAAATTATTTTAGATGTTTTTAAGTAAAAGCTGTTTACTTTTAGGAAAAGTATGTTATAATATATAATGATACAAGCAAATATAAATTAATACTAATATTTAAAGGAGATGTACAATGAGTTTCGCAGACTTAAAAGCTAAGGCTAATGACATGAGCGCATTAGTTGGTGCGGCTGAAAGCACCACAGAAAAAAAATCATACGTTGATGAACGTATGTGGAAACCCACGGTAGATAAAGCAGGTAATGGTTATGCCATTATTCGTTTCTTACCGGCAGTCGAAGGTGATGATTTGCCTTGGGCTAAATACTGGGACCATTTCTTTCAAGGACCTACTGGTCAATGGTATGTTGAAAAATCTTTGACAACCATTGGTAAGGACGACCCTGTTTCTGAAATGAATTCAAAACTATGGAATACAGGCATAGAATCTGATAAGGATATTGCACGTAAGCGTAAGCGTCGCTTGCATTATGTGTCAAATATCTATGTTGTTTCTGACCCTGAAAGTCCAGAAAACAATGGCAAAACATTCTTATATACTTATGGTGCTAAAATCTTTGAGAAGATTATGAATAGCATGCAACCACAGTATGAGGATGAAACTGCTGTTAATCCATTTGACTTATGGAAGGGAGCCAACTTTAAAATGAAGATTGCTCAGGTAGCGGGATTCCGCAACTATGACCGTTCTGAATTTGGCAAAGCTGAAGCTCTCCATACAGATGATGCTGTTTTAGAAGATATCTATAATAAGCAGCATTCTCTTACTGAGTTTACAGATGTTGATACATTCAAATCTTATAGTGAGCTTAATCTTAAGTTGACTAGAGTATTGGGTGAGGATATTAAAATGTCTGTACCTGAAGATGATTCACCATTCAATGATGAACCATCTGTTTCAGACCCAGTTGCTGTCGCAGCTGACCCAGTTCAACGAGCTGAGGCTGAAGATGACACAATGAGTTATTTCGCTAAACTAGCGGCTGAAGCTTAATCTTGAGAACCCGTCGAAAGGCGGGTTTTTTTATGGTTGCCAACTATATATATTTCCATCTTCGGCTTGGATAACCTGAGGGTTATTACCAGAACCAAGAACATTACTATTACTAGCACCACTACCTAAGATATGGTCGAAATATGTAGAATTTAAAATTGTTGTATGATTAGATTTATCACTCTTGTCATCTACTATAAGAATAGGTTGACTATAACCACTTTGTCTCAATAAATTTCTATCTGTAGTTTGTTGACTCATAATAGCTAAATTTCGTTCAGCTATTAATTTTTCTTTTTCTTCAGCTATTCTCTTTTCTTCAGCAAAATGGTGGCCGGTCGACATTTTAAGATTAATACCTGTAAGTTCGGTCCAGAGTGGTGAACCTACTTTTCCATACTGTATGAGATTCTCCTGACTTTGAAGCACTTTATTCATAAGTACCATGACTCCTGCATTATAGTCATCTTTTTGTACTTTCTCATATGTACGCTGCTCATCCATTTCCTCTCTAGTTACCCCTTGATTAGCCATAGCCCATGCAGCAGTGTCACCAACTGATGATGTAGGGATATAATATTCTTCTTTACCAAAAAGAAAATCTGCTAGAGCACTACCAGCAGTTCCTTTACCTCTTAATTGACCTTCAAACCAAGCAGCAAATCTATTAGGCATGTCTTCCAATTTTGCCACCACTTTTTTCCATGCATCTGACATTCTACCAAGTTTGCCTGGTTCCCATTCTATTGTATCACCAAACATTTTTGATTTAAATCCTCCAGTTGCAGATGAACCTTCACCTTCTGTATAAATCCATGCGCCTAATTGTCCAGCTAGCCGAGCGACATCATCTTTAAGTAAATTCCAAGATTTTTTAAATTCTGCACCAGTATCATCCATCCATTTTTTTAATTTATCAGCACCAATATAACTAAGTATTGCAAAACTTGCTGCACCTAATATACCACCAACAAGTGCACCTACAGGACCACCTATTAATCCACCTTTAAGTGCTCCAGTAGTAAATCCTACTGCAATTCCAATTCCAGCACCTTTCCAA